GGGGCTCCTACTGCAGATGACAACAATAACGGGAGAGTCTCAGTTGCCAGTGTTTCCAAGTGACAGACAGCACCAGGATAGGTGGTTCTGTCAAGGTCAACAAAGGGGAGCGTCCGTTCGATGTAAGAGAGAACGAACGCTCTAATGAGACTGGCCACAGTTGAACTGCGGTACCCAGTAGGAAGAGGTGGTACAAGGTCAAGGTGTCCAGCAAGGTAGTCGGTGGCGAAGTCGAAGTGGGCGGGTAGCTGAAGTTGGCTGAATACGGAAGACAGGTCACGGAGGGGTCGGGCGCGGCGGAGGGGAGGCATGGCTAGCACAAAGGTAAACCAGCGCCCAGCCTTGCCGGGATAGGTGGTCGGCTGCAACTCCGCGACACACGCTGCGACAGCGGCGTCACTAGAAAAGCCGGCGTCACGAGTGAGGCTGGAGAAGTAACCATACTTATGCGAAAGGTGCTCGCTGAAAGGCGAGGCCTGGCCAGGTATGTGGTATGCGTATGCCGGGTCTAGATACGACCGGGCCAACTCTTGGCTGACGTAACTGTCCCACTGGGCAAAGAAGTGGGGCAAGCGGTCCGGTATCGGCATCGTAATGACTAAGCCCTGTGGAATGCGAGCCCCCTTCTGTAATGCGCAGTGGAGGAGGCGGGCGTAGTCCGCTACGTTTGCAGAGAGCGCCTCGGGGGCGTAAGCGCCGCCGAGAGCCGAGGCAAGGATGAGAGCCTGCTGTCTCGGGATGGCAGGGGTGGCATTTAGAGCCGCAGTACGCCTGAAATCCGGCAGGCTAGGCGCTCCGCCGAAGCGCCGGAGAGCGGCTCGGCCGAAGAAGAGCGTAGTGTTCACGCGTGGGGCGGTGTACGGTGGGGGCGAGGGTCCGGAATACGCTGGGACTATTAAGGGGTTTAACAAGCTGGGTGAGCGTGACGTTCGAGCGACATGGGCTACCAATTGGCTACGCACAGTGGGGCCTACCAACGCCATTATCCGCCGATTGCGGGCGAAGAAGTCACCCAGAACTGGGTGGGGGCGCGTTGTAAGGGTCGGCTGGTCCCCGTGAGCCAGCGCTGAGCGGTTATCCGTATTGGCACGGATGTTGGATGGCGATGGGAGTATCGCTGCCCCGAGGTATTGGAAACCCTCCGGAGTGGTTTGTGGCCCCCACGTTAAAAGCACCCGCCCGCCAGTCCCAGACTGTGGGACCAGGGCGCGTACCTTGGCATTAACGGCTGACCAATCACCCGACTCCCTGGCTACCCGCACTAGGTTAGAGTGCTCGGCATAGTCTGCTGGAGACATAAACGAGTCGTGGTCGACGAAAATAGTCGGGTGCGTGCGCGCAAGGACGGACTTCCCCTCGCCACTTGGGACGCCGATGGCCACCCGTATCATGGCGACTGCCGAATACCTGGGGACCGGAACCCCAGCGTTGATGCCACCGCCGTGGACCGGGGGTGGCGGGGCGAAGGCGTCGTGGGCGTAGGCGATTATACTGCTGGCGCCTGAGAGGGCCGGGTCAGTGGCGGAAACGCCGTATCCCCCAGCAAAACGCGGCGTCATCACGCGAATAGGGTCAGGGGTGATGTGGTGTTTAATCCCGGTTTCATCGGTGTAGCTTACCGAAGCGCGCGTCTGTAACAGGGCGGTCAAGAGGGCGGGGTGCAGGTGGGCCCCGCGCCGCATCACCTTAGCAAACTGGTCAACGTAGGCACCAACGCGTGTGGCAGGGTCGCCAACAAATTCACGGAAGAACTCGCCCGCTATAAGCCCCATAGCGCTACGCACCGGGTAGCCCGCTAACTCGCCCGTCTTAGCGTTATGAGATAATCGCAGAAACTCTGCAGAGCCACCGTAGTCTGCAGTTATTTTGAAGGCTTGTCCGGCGAACCCTAAGAGGTTGTAAACCGTACATAGCACGCACGAGTACAGGATGTTAGGGCTGATCTCGTAGGCATCATCACCCTGGTGATACGCCAAGGAAGGTAATGGGTCATACCCAAGGTTGTGGTGGATCCATCGGCGAACCAGGATTGTATAAGCCCTGTTCAGATAAGTATTGCAGACCGAAGTGATGCGCTCGCCTGACTGCATTGAGCGAACTACTGTAGCTACGGTACCCGTTTCGGGATCTTCGAGGATGATGGTCTCCTTGGCTTTAACGAGGTACTGGAGGCAACTGGTCAGGTCGTGGCGGGTAGCGCGGCGGCGCGCAGCTTGGGTGGGGTCGGCTGCCCCAGTGGGGAGGCGCGCCTGTAGGTTATGGTCTATAGCTCGGTACAAGCCGACTTGGGCGGGGATGGTGTGGTTAATGTTAAAGTCCGAATAATCCCACATCGTGCCCACTCCGCGCTCGACAGCCCCGAGTCGGGCTAGGTCATTGTTGACCTTATGACGCAGGTGGTGCGCTGAGGCATTCCAACCTGATTGGTCTTGGTTCCGCTCCAGCATGTCGACTAGGTACGCCTGGATAACGTAGTGTTCAACTGAAGTGTTCCAAATGGCCCGCATCTTGCCGTTTTCGTACTTAGGAGCGCACTTAGACCAGAGCACCGCTCCAAGCGCATTGCGTAGGATTGGCTGGTAGTGCGAGGCGGGTAGGAGGAGCAACGCACCGCGCTTGTTGAGCCGTTGGAGTGGGGTGTCGGTGTCCCAGCGGACGGCAGCGCCGGGAGCCCCACCGGCTGCGGCCCAGAACATACGGGTCTCATACCACTCCTTGAAGGGCAAAGGCTCTATAATGCCGGTGTTAGCCGAGTCTACAGCTTCTTGAATGGCAGCGTTCAGAGCGCGGTCATACTGGGACTGAGGCCCCCAAGTAGTAGAGCCGCCGGGGCCAATAGCTGGGAGACGGCGGATGGTGGGGTCGCTCATGCGCATGCGCATCTCGGCTGGGACGTCTAGTGGCAGGAACTCGGATCTCCCGACCAAGGTGTCAAGACCGTAGAGCGAACGGGAAAAGCCCGGCGGGCCCGCGGAAGCCATGCCTGGGAACGAGTGCACCATGCGAGCGCCAGAGTGCAATTCTTTATTAACCTTTGCGGCGTACGCGAGCCCCTTCTCCATCATAATGCGGTAGTTGCCATGGAAAAAGTCAGAGTACATCCAGCTGGCGTCGCTGAACTGGTCACAGAGGAGCAGAGCGATAATGGCTACACTTTCCCACGAGGCGTGTATACAACTGGGGGGGGTGTTTGCCAACGCTACTGCGAGACGCCGACCACGGGCGGAGAGAGCACCAGAGAAGACCACCTGGCGGAGATCGAGGTTTACTTTTCCCCCGGCGCGCCCGGATGTCGGGGGGTAGCGCTCGATGAGCCGGGAGGCTACTGTGGGGGGGTGGAACCCTGGCACGGTTGCCACGTCAGGGGGCAAGGGATTTGTGTAGAGGGGGGGCCTTGAGAAGTGGAACGGGTAAGTGGCAGGTCCTTTGAGAAGTTGGGGGTCTTCCAATTCCGGGAATCGTAACTCGGGGTGCGAGTCGTGGAGGACCTTCCAATGCATCGCGGGCGGGAGATACGCCCAAACCTCGGCCGGCGCAGGGAATAAGACGAGCCAAGCGGCGAGGGCCCGGCACGTGCTGTCGGGGGGTTGGTTGAGCCGGTGGTGGTCAAAGAATTTCCAGAAGGCGTCAGGGGGTAAAGGCTCGCGTGGGCTAAATTTATCCTTGCCCTGAGAGACAAATGTTCTCTCTACAGACGACAGCCAAAGGGAGGCGCCGACGTCATGGATAAATTGAGCCCTTGCAATCTCGAGACGGGCCGCGATGTCTGAGAGGGTACCCGTCTCGATCAGCAGTTTAAAGCTGATGTACGCATGTGTTCTTGGAAGAACTCATTGTCTTGGGAAACCGTGCGAGGTCCCCCCTCCCCGGACGCCGGGAGTGGAGAGGCCGGGGGAGCGCGGATGGCGGGGGGGGGAGGAGGGGTTTTAGTCGCCCCATTACGATCTGGGGCGGGGGTGCCAAAACCTTGGAAAGTGACGTGCTTCTTAGCACCAGGAGGCCGGAGGGGCGGGAGTGGTTCGGCCACTCCCTGCCTAATCCCCTGGGCGTCAGGCTCTGGCGTCCACTCGCCCCACTCCGTGGCCTGGCCCGGTTCACCTCCGTTCTGGTCGACGCCTGTCCCTGTGGGATGGTAGAGGGCAGGCCCGTGAGCACCGGAAGTCGCGGATTGTTGGGCAGGGGCGGCACCATCGTTAGAGTCGAGGGCCCCCGCAGAGTTGTCCGCATCGACTGGTGCTGCGAGTAAACGACCGTAGTCGCCCAAGGCAGCCTCGCTACACGTGATATCTTCCACAGGCAGCGTGTTCATCAGGTGGTCGAAGCGGCGGGACAGCCAACGGGCAGTTAAGTACTGCCGGTCACTCTTAGGGACGTCGTTCAGGTCGGAAACCTTAGCGTCCTCGGTGAGGTAAGCAATACGTTGGCGGACCTCTTCCAGTTCAGCACGGTCTCCCGGCTCGTCAAGCTTTTTCCCTCGCGAGTGAATCCACCGAGGACGAGACAGCTGGGGCTTATCCTGCCGGACCTGTCGCACTCGCGCCTGTGCCTCGAAACGACTGTTGGGGTTTGCGGGCCTAATGTGTGGGCCAGGGGTCGACCGTGGTTGAAAGTCCGGATCAGATGGCGGGCGCGGGCGGCGGTCGGTTGAGGGTCCAGCAGTGCCATGGAGAATCTGTGCGTCAGACGAAGCACGAGAAACGGGCGGCTGAGGGGTTAAGGCGGGGGGTGCGGACGGTGGTGGAGCGGGGGGCAGCGAGGAGGGAGCGGGTGTAGGAGGGTTAGCCAGTTCGTTCATAAAGTGGCCTGGCGTGGTGTATGCTGGGGCCGCGGTGAGTGCCTCCCCGGACTGGGACAGGGCCGCGGCAGTATAGGTTCGCTGCCCTCGGTGCACCAGTGACGCACCCGAGTCCTTCTGAGTGATCCCAGTGAGCGGGATGCCGCTGGCCAGCTGACCGAGGGGGCCCGGAGCGTGCCGCGAGCGAGGGACGTGCGGATCGTTATGGTTGGCGAGGTGGGCCGGGAATTGTGGCCCGCCTCCTTCAGCGGATGGAGGGGGCAAGGCTAGGGTATGCGTCCCGTGGTGCGCCAAAGTCATGCCGGAATAATACCCTTCGTAGGTAGACCAGACGAGCATGGAATAATCATTGACAGGGGGCAGCTCTACCTTGAAGTGTGACGGAGTACGGTAAGCGATGGCCACGTTGGCCTGCTCTTCTTCCAACGTTAGCCTTGCCCAAGCATCAATGGCCGGGTCGGGCGGGGCCGGACCTCCGTTGGGGGCATCACTGAGCATTACTCCGATAGCCTTAACCCTGTTCGCGGCCGTGTCGTAGTTCTGGACCGAGCCGGGCAAGAGATAAGCACCGAATGGGTCGTGGGGCGCGGCTAACCAAGAAGGGCGGAACGTGGCCGGGTTGGCGGGCCACTCGTACTGGTAGGGGGAGTTCCAAGCGCCTAGGGTCAGGTAATCAGAGATGTCTCGGCCGAAGGGGTCTTCGTCAGACCGCCAGGTGTTGCGAGTTGCCGAGACAGAAGCATAGTACTGGAGATTGGCCATCATCCCTCCGTCCTGCACCCAAGCCCGTCCTGTGAAAAGGGCCAAGTCACGGGCTACCCGCACCTTCGGGTTTGGCGAATCATTAGCCGAGTACATGGGCTTGGGCTCATCTTTGGGCCAGGATGGGGCTGTCCCCTCGAGCGGTAAGAGCATGTGGTGCGGGAGCTTGGAGAGCATCCACATCTCGTGGTAAGGGTTGGCGAGCCAAGGGGTGAGGTTGCGCCCCCACTCAGACACTACGAGTGTCCCTATGGCGTGGACCGAGGATAGCATGGGCGCGAAGTCGTACATGTGGGCGATGGCCTGCCGGTGCATGATCTGCCAAGGCGTGATCTCAGTATCGTACAGCTTGGCGGTGAGTTGCCTGGCGAGATTGCGCCGGTAATGGCTGCCAGCGGCCCCGTTAGCCACCAACCATTCCTCCTGACGCATCGAGAGGGCGTAAGCAGGCCAGTTAAGGGCAGCCGCGGCCGCATGCCCCATGTAGAAGGCCGTCCAAGTTAAGGCGACAGGGGTAGCGGAGAGCAAATTAGCCACGTCGCGGGCATCGGAGAGCATATCCATGGGAGTGCGTGCCGTATCGAAGTAGGCGGGCGCTGTTAGGTCGCCTGGTAGACTCAGTTCTCGAGTGCCAAAGGCGTTGACGGGATTAGCGCCAGCATTAGGTGCGCCTGCGGGGGAATCGCAGACCCTCCAGGATCCGGCGAGGTATTGCACCAGGTCGGCCGCTTGCCAAGCATCGTTAGCGACGTGGTGGCGCCGGATGAAATGGGTGATAACCTGAGCGAGAGCAGCCCGCGTGGGTACCTGTTGCCACGGGCTAAGCGTGGGGTCGTTATCCACGGGGTTGATGTGGCGACCCAGGAGCCTGGCCTCCAGGCCTAGAGCGCCACCAGGGGGTGGGGACCGAGCCCCGTAGTGGATATAGACAGTCTGAACTCCCCAACGTGGGTCCTCGGTGTAACGGTCGAGTGGCGAGCGGTAGTCGTGCCCTAGCCCGGCAGCCCGACAAACGAAACGAGTGTCACTATTGATGGGGGTTAAGGCCCAGATGGCCCAGCGGAGCATTTCGTCCGACATGCCTTCGGCATCAATGAAAGCGGCACGCCCGCTCGCGATGTCTTGGATGTTTTGGGCAGCCTGGGGGTCGGATTGCAGGGGCGCCTCTGGATTAAGGACCGG